CAGTGACATTCCTTGTACTGGAAACTGTTGATCCTACCAAAGAAGATATATCAGGTACAGAATTAAAAATTGCATTGGCTATCTGATAAGGATCTGCACTGCCACCACAAATAATTTCCCATTGATTTGTTGCTACATTTCTGACAGATACTAAATTAGGCTGAACTCCACTGACATTTAATAAAGCTGTTTTAATAAATGCTGGAACTCCTTGTGCTGTTGATAATCCAGCTTGAATAACTTGAGCTTGATAGGATTGAATAGTTTGTGCTGTAGCTCCAGCAGTACCGGGGTTTATATTGGTACAAGTTAAAGTAATCCCTGAAGGCACAGAAGTAATTAAAGTAGTGACTGTACCAGCAGGAACAGCCCAAGATCCTGAAGAAATCGCTAAACAATATAATGCAGGGCTTTGACCTGTATTGCCAATAATTCCCCCATCTTGAACTGTATATTGATGTGTACCATCAGATACAACAAAACCAATTGGAATCACAAAACCAGCACTACCAGTAAAAGTTACATAGACAGAAGTATTTGATCCTTGTCCTTGTGCTACACCATAAACTGCACCTAATTCATACAAGATAAATGGATTGGCTGTATAGGGTGAAATTGAGTTCACTAAATCAACATAGGCTTGATCTTGAATGACTACAGCACCTGCGGCTGTTGATGCCATATCTTCAATAAGAGAACCCGGAAGATTAGCAGTAAGCCCCGGACTTAATGCAGTAGCGGCAGAAATTTCAGCATTTAAAAGATCTGTTGGACTTGCAGGAATAGCTCCTGCTGTGGTTAAAGTTGCCATATATTAACTCGCTACAGTAGTTTGAATTGTTGTACCATTTTGAAATATTGCACTTATATTATAGGTTGGGTTTACAACATTTTGCTGTTTTATAATGCTTAAACTTGCAAAATAAGGAGCATATTGTTGCTGTGTTCTATTGATTGCAACATCAGGTGGTATTTGTGTTTGTACAGATTTTTGAGCAGGGATACCATAGTTTGCATAAAAAGGACTTTCATTCTCACTTAATCGCAAAGTTTGTGCAAGAGTAGCTAACCAAATATAAGAAGTTTCAGTTATTTCTACCCATTGTCCTTTTTCATTAACTCCATAAGATCTCATATTGGTGTTCCTGTATTTGATGTACCTGTTTGAACTCCTGAATGTTTATGCGTACTTCCTATTGATACTCCATTATTGGTAATAGTTCCAGTAGTATCAATATTACCAGTAACACTCATGGTGCTACCTGTACCACCACTAATATTAAATCCATCTTGACCTGTAATGCTACCTTTTACCAATAAATTATTATTCATTACAACATTTCCATCAATGGTTATACCAGTAGAATCAATTGTAATTTTGTTACTAGAATAAACCAATTCTATTTTGTCATTGCCTATTGTTGCTATAGCAGTCGTATTTGGAGAAGTAATAACAATTGAATTTAAATCAGTAGCAGTCCAATTTAAGTTTCCTACTGGAACAAAAACTAAAGCTCCTAAATTACTGGGTGGAATTAATGAGGGTAAACCAGTACCTAATCCAGTAATGTTTCCTATTTTTGTACTTGCTGAAATACAAATTCCAGTATCACCAACTTGAACAGGTATTCTAATATATTTACTACCAATAATAGGGCAAGTTATTTGAGGAAGGGTAGTTAAATCACCTGTATCTACTTCAAAATTAACAGTAACAATTGCATTAATTGGATCAACTTTAATAACTGAACAAGGATAAACTTGACCTAATTGTTCTTGATAGGCAGATATTTTCTGTTCAGCAAAATTATTTAATGAAACAGCAAAAGGAGTTTTTTGAGATGAACTCATATTAATTAATAGTAGTAGGCAAATTAGATGGAACTACACAATCAACAATTGTAACCCAGCTATTACCATCAGATTGTCTATTGTTTCCAACACTACGAACACGATTAATTTGAAAAACACCTTGAAACGATATATTATTTCTTTGTTGAGTATTAGCTGATTCGGCAGTATTTACGATGGGTGATTTACTTGGAAAAATAATGTAATTGCCAACTTGTAAATCTCCTCTCATTGTTAATTTTGCTTGAATAGTTACATAATCTATCCAAGTTAAATTGCCAATAATATCTTGAAAATCAACTATTACTGTTTTTTGAGTAACAAGTTCTTCCTGAGAAGCTGTGCCATCATTTAAGAAAAATCCTCTATTAGTAGCAACAATACCAACTCCAAGGTAATTAGGTAATTTTAAAATGTCTTTACTGGTTTGATTTAAATATTTATTAAAACTTTCTAAATTAGTATATTTTGCAGATTGTGTTTCAGTAGCAATAAGGTTAGGACTAATACCACCAAGAATAACTAATTCAAGTCCAGTATTTTTTTTGGGATAAGCCTTTTGTAATGTATTTTTAATAGCATCTTCTAAAAATGTACCCTTTTCCCAAGTAAAATCTAAATTGACATTAGCACTTGGACTAACAGTTGAATTGGTAATAACTAAATCTAAAGTGACGAGATTACCTTGCCAATTTGCATACGATTGCAATATAGATCCATTAATAACCAATCCTTGTTGTGCTGGATTAGCAAAGGGTAAACCTTTAGACATTCCTAATTTTATCTGAATACTTGCAAATAAATTATTTGTGTAATCAGGGTTTAAATTAGCTGACTGATTTAAATCTTCAAAGCTAATTCCATAAATTTTTACATACCCTAAACCTTGTGGTTGATAATTCCAAGATTGTGGAATATCAACATCTATTTTTAATGCTTGAGTATTATTCATTCCATTGGAATATAGCGTACTATAACTTAATGGTGATCCACCTAATCCTGATTTTGGAACAATTGTAATATCGTAATATCTCATGGATTTATTTCAAAACTAGAACTGCTGACACGATAAACTAAGGTTGATGTTTTAAAATATCCAAACACTAAATTAATATCATAGTCATCAGGTGATCCTATAATAGGTCTACTGACAATCAAATTTCTTGAAGTATCGTAAATAGAAATATAGTATCTTGGTGAATATATATTCCAAGAACATACAGCTACATAAGTAACCCCATCTAATACAGGATTAAACTGAAAATTAGAAGTAGATTGAGGAGTAAATTGAATATAAGTTGTCATCAGAATGGATAGTATTGATCAACAGTTGGAGCAGAAGTTGGTGGAACATTATTCCATCCTGTACTTCCACCTAAATTGGGAACAGTAGGAGTACCATTTGTAATACTTTGCATAACAGTTCCTAAAGTTTGTTGTAAAAAACCACCTGTGCTAATTAAGGGTTGAACAAAATCCCATTGAAACATATATTGCACTTGTTTATCGCTGACACCACTTACATCTTTAATACTGGTTAAAAGACAGTTTGTATAAGTATATGCAGGTGTGATAACACTAAATGATCCACCTGAAGAAAGATGCACATCTAAAGCTAACTTCATAGCTGTCAAAATAGCTTGTTTATAAACATAACCACCATTACTTTGTGCTGGGCATATCATTAACATACTAATGTTTAAAGGCTGTTGAATAACAGCATTTGAAGCTACTTGCAAACTTGCAAATGGATATTCTGCTACTTGCCATTGTTGTAAAGTGCCACCGGGTAATGGTTTCCAATGTGCAAACAAAGATTGATTTTCAATACCCGGAACATCAAACAATTCTGTGATGGCAACAATAGGTAAAGTTTGTCCCGGTAAAAATTGTGCGATTCCATTTTGCAACAATACAGGGGATTGTTCATAAACAGCAGAAAAAATTGTTTGTGTTAATGAAGTCAATTTGCACCTCTTGGTGTTTGCAATTGCTGAGAAGAAGTAAATATATCATTACCTGTTTTGTTTTCTATGATAACTTTTACTTCTTGTACTGAGAAATTTCTTTTACCACTTTCAATCTGAGAAATTGCTGTCATCAAAGGTGCTAAAACATTTGGATCATTAAAATTTAAATGTTCACTTCTTTTATTTCCTGTTATTTCTTCAAGATTTTTAATGTATGCTTGTGTATCATTTTCGCTTGCTGGTGCATATAGTTTAATAATATCTTCTATAGTATCTAGTTTTTTATATCCTGCTGATTTAGATTGACCAGTTGCATAAAGTTTTAATTGATTTTCTAATGCTTTAAAACCTTCAGCATTGTTTTTAAATTTAGCAAAACCACCTTCTCCTAATTCTGCTCCAGCTTGTCCAACATATCTTAAATTACCGGGGTTAAAATTTCTTTCAGCAAGGGTTAAATTTTTTCTTCCTTCATTGGCATTTCCATAATAAATTTTATTAAATTCATCGTTTTTTTCTGAAGGACTTTTATCAATAATTCCTAACCATTTTGCAAATTTAACTGTGCTAGTTACCAATGCATTAATAGTAGCAAAAAAATCATTAATGTTTTGTTTAAATTGTGGAGTGGTTAAATATGTAGCAAAACTTTTAATACCTTTACCAAAATCTTCTAACCATGTTTTTAAATTAGGATTACTTAAAAATATTTTGATAGCATCAGCTATTGCATCAGATAATTTTCCTAAAGGTTTAGGCAAAGCATCTAAACCATCTATTAATGCAACTTGTAATTTTTGACTTGTTTCACCTAATTTAACCCAAAAATCTTGCCATGCTTTGTCAATTTTATCAAAAGTAGCAAATTGTTGATTACCTTTTTTAAGATTTTCAATAAATTCTTTAAATTCTTTTTCTTCTAAATTTCCTAATATTCTTAAAGTTTCATAGTCTATAACTTTAGTAACACCTGTAGCATCTAAAATACTTTTTTCACCACCAAATTGTTTAAATAATTGTCTACCTTTTGTTAAAGTGTCAGGTAAAAGTTCTGCCGCATTTTTCCCCTGTGTTTGACCTAAACCAAATGGATTTAATAAATATCTTTTAGTAATGTCACTTTGTATATCAGCCAAATTACCGAGAGTTTGTAGAGGATTAATATACCTTCCACCATAAACTTCTGCTGATCGTAATTGACCAGTAGTGATCCCTAAACCTTGAGCAGTTCTTCTTTGACCACTGGTTGCAGAAGCTAAAGCTCCTAAACCAAATCCACCACCTATAGCACCTAAAGTTATAAATTTAGCAAAAGAAATAGCTGTATTTGCCATATTCCTTGCAATATTAGCTGTAATTCCAGCCATATTCTTTAATGCTTGTTCACCATCTTTAATAGATTTATTAAAATCGTCTTGTTTTTTCTTGGCATCCTGTAGGCTTTTACCTACACCTTGAATACTTTTAATACCACTGGTATTTGCTTTACCCCAATCTGTAGGCATTTGAGCAAGAGCTTTTTTAATTTTTTCAAATTCTTTAGCAAAGGCTTGAAATTTATCATCCAATACATCAATTTCAATAACTGACTTGGTTGCCATTTTTATTCTCTAAAATAGTGATTTATTATTAATTGCTTTAATTAGGTGTCTTTGCCTATATTCTTCAGCATCTACCCATTTACTACCAGTTTCTTCCATAAAATGCTTAAAACCCATATTACTCATATAATCTAAGATACTAGCAATGATTCCTTCATTTTCTTGCCAGTAGATTCTTTTTTGGTCAATATCGGTAAACCATTCTGATATTCCATAATATCGGAGAATGTAAGTTCCCAACCTCTTAATGCCCCAGCCATCTCCAAGAAAGAATTTTTCAGATCCTTGGGTGCAACCTTGGAGATTGCTGTAAAAAAAACGAGTGAACTCAATATCTCTGCTTCTTCATCTTCATCTATTAATTCTCTTTTAATTGCTGTATCTAATGCTATAGTTTCCCAGCCATTTTCACCAGTAACCATAATGTTTGTTAAACGAATAATTTCATTGACTAAACCTGCTTTAACCCCACCTGCACCATCCCAATTACCAGCTTGATTTGCTATTGCCTTCAAAGCTGGATAAGCGAGTTGAGGTGCAGATAAGGCTAAATGTTCAGCTTTATTATTTGCATCAAAACATTGACTAAATACTTTTCCTAATTCAAGATAAAACTGTTCAAATATCGCCCTGCTGATAGAAGAAGAATGTACATATATTATTCCTTTTTCAACAGTTTGAATTTGCATCACTAAATTCAACTTACGATCAATTTTCACTTTTTTTCCTTATTAAGATACTGCAAACAATGATGAGTTAATAGAGTAGACACCACGCAATCTAACAATTAATCCAGCTTGCGTACCATCAAAAGCCACTTCTTGAATACTTGATAAAACACAGTTATTCAATTGAAATGGTGATAATGCTACAGAATCAGGATAAATCGTTACAGATCCTAATGTAGTATTAGTTTCAATTTGAGTTTTATATGCATTACCAAGAGCTTGCGTTCTTAATAAATGCATGGTGACATTTCCATAAATGTAAGGTTCAGGACTGGTTACTGCTCCAGTTAAAGTACCTATTAATAAAGATGTATCACCATCAAATCCTAAACTAATGGCTTCTTTTGCTAAATAAGAAGAAGTTACATTGAGATTTGCGAAATTTGCGTAAACTACGCTTGCTAGTAGTCTATTTAATGTACCTTGTACAATTTGTGGATTTGCCATTATTTATTCTCCTTAAACTGGAATGTTAGATGCAGTTAAGTAAATAGTAATGGAGCTGAATCCTCTTAATGGTACAAAGGTACAACTTAAACCTTTATAAATACCAACTGCATAGTCTGATGGATTTTGAGCTACATAAGTAGCAAAAGATACAGCATTGACTGTAGCAGGTGAGAGAATTAATCCAAACGAAATACCATTATTAACTGTTGCTTGAGCTACTTTTTGCAAAGTATTAATACCAGCCTGATTGTAATACAAAGGATTTGTAGGAGTATTTGATCCATTAATAATTGCACCAGCTAATGAAGTTGCAACATTAATAGATAACCAATCTACTGAATACCAGTAATTAAATGGATTATCATCCATAAAATTACCACCTTCAATTAATGTATTACTGATTTGACCTTGAGCACCTGTAA